TCTAACTGCTTCCGCCGTCAGCCGATAGGCTCGGAATGCTGTTATACGGGCGGCGGAAGCACCTATTACTAGCCTCGAAGCTCGGCGCGAGCATGGGCGGTGTCCCTTCGCGTTGTAGCCCGGGTGCGGCAGGATTCGCCTAATTGGCTGATTCGGTAGCCCGCACGCGACAGAAAACCGCCGGTAGTACTCGGGCTTGGTCCACCCCTGCGGCACAACGGACTGCTTTCAAGGAAGCGCACAGTACTTGCACTGGTGGCTTTGTGCGCAGCCGCATGCCAGCGCCCTTCCTTGAGGGTGAAACAGAGTCGGCCGCGCGTCCCGATAGGGAGCCATGGCGCTATGCGGACCGAGCGCGGTAATCCTCGCCTTCCCCTTCTCGTCATCTGATGAGATTGCCGCCTAGAGCGGCTTTTTTATTTGAGTGCGCCGATGGCATCGCGAAAGAAAGCCGACCCCGTCGAGCGTACAGAGATTTGCAAGAACTGCCGAGCTGTTCACTGCACCCGCACCGAAGGCATGCATTGCAGGCGCTTTCCGCCAGTTTTCGTGTATGACCCAGCGACGGGTGTATCCAGCGCACAGTGGCCGGAAATCAACCCGGACGACTGGTGTCTCGAGTTCAAAGCACAATTAAGTTCGTAAGGGGAAACCGTGGATATTCGCGAGCTGAAGAAAGCCGTTAAGGAGCATGGCGGGGTCCGTGCTGCGGCTCGCGAGCTCGGAATCCCGGAATCCACTCTCCGCGGCAAGATCAAGGTTCCGTTGTCGGAGAATGAACGTAAGTTCCGCAACGATTGGACAGCTGAAGACTGCATCAACGAACTTCAGCGCATCGCCAAGATCGACGAAGACAAGGTAATTAGCCGGAACTACTTCCGTGTGCATTCGGACATCTCCGAGTCCACATGGAATAGGCACTTCGGTACGTTCCACGAGTTCAAGCGTCAGGCCGGTATCGTCCTGTCGCGCCACGCGCACGGGCTAGAGCGGGCAATCGCCAAGCACGCCAGCAAGGACGTGCAGCGCCGCATGAACGTTGAGAAGTCGGGATGGGAAGACGCATATCTACGTCCCAGCTCGAAGCGCTTCCAGACTGTTCTGGTCGCCTCAGACATCCACGACATCGAGTGCGATCCTTTCTGGCGCCGCTGCTTCATTGACACGGCGAAGCGCGTCCAGCCTGAGAAGGTCGTCATCAACGGCGACGCGCTGGATCTCCCTGAGTTCGGCAAGTACGGCGTCGACCCGCGCGAGTGGGATGTGATCGGCCGCATCAAGTGGCTGCATGCGTTCCTGAACGACATCCGCGTCGCCTGCCCGGAAACGGAGATCATCTACATCGAGGGCAACCACGAAGCGCGCCTGATTCGCCACCTCGGCGAGGCAACGCCCGCGCTGAAGGTTGTTCTGTCGGATCTGCACGGCTTCACGGTGCCGAAACTGTTGGGCCTTGATGCCTACCAGGTGAACTACATCGCTCGGATGGACCTCGCCGCGTTCAGTGAGCGCGACATGAAGCAGGAATTGGCGAAGAATTATCACGTCATGTATGACTGCCTGATGGCTCATCACTTTCCAGAAGGCCGGAACATGGGCGTACCTGGCTTCAATGGGCACCACCACAAGCATATCGTGTGGCCGTTCTACTCGCCGCAGTTCGGCTCAAGCGAATGGCACCAGCTAGGATGCGGCCACGCCCGCGCGGCGACGTACTGTGCCGGCGAGAAGTGGGCGCTGGGATTCATGCTGTGTCACGTCGACACCGAGAAAAAGCACACGCAATTCGAGTATGTGGAGTTGCGGGATCACGCGATGATCGGTGGGCGGTTCTACGAACGCAATGACTCAGAAATGATGGGCTCGTGAGTGGATTCCTCCGATGCGCCGCGCCCTTGAGAGAAATGAATGCCTCGCAAGAAGCCAGAAAACATCGGGAACGTTGCGCCACTCAGGCCAATGCCGCCCGATTCGCTGTTCGAGGCTAGTAATTGGACGCGCCATTTCATTCCGGCCGATGGCGCTCACGATTGGGTGATGGACACCTTCCTTCGCCTAGGGTCTCCGCTTCACAACGAGGATCACGAGCATCTGCGCTTCGCCGACCTCGCGTTCCTTTGGGCAGCCACCGAGAACAAGCGGCAAATGCGCCGCGTCATTGGGCAATGCGAAGAAGTGACGTTCCGGTGTGGCGCCTGGCAGAAGGGACGCCAAGAGCAGCAGATGGAAGAATGGTTCGGCCGTGTGCCGGACTACCTCATCACACTGGATGCCAATTACTGCCGCGAGTGCTCCGATGCTGAGTTCTGCGCGCTGGTTGAACATGAGATGTATCACCTGGCGCACAGGCTGGATGAGTTCGGCGCTCCTGCTTTCACCAAGGACGGCCAGCCGAAGATCGGAATCCAATCGCACGACGTCGAGGAATTCATCGGCGTGGTTCGCCGCTACGGCGTGGGCTCGCCTGATAGCAGCGTTGCGAAGATGGTGAGAGCCGCGAATCAGGCTCCGGAAATCAGCCGGGTCAACATCGCTCATGCCTGTGGAACCTGCAATCTCAAGGTCGCATGAGTTTTACCACCGACTTACGGAATGAAATATGGCAACGCTCACGGAGGACGTGAAAGCGTTCATCGTGCAAGCGTTGGCATGCTTTGACACCCCTACACAGGTTTCTGAGGCGGTTAAGGAGGAATTCGGGTTGGAAGTGACGCGGCAACAGGTCGCCGCTTACGATCCGACGAAGCGCACAACGCGCAACCTGGCCAAGAAATGGCGCGAAATATTCCACGCTACGCGTAAGTCGTTTCTCGAAGAGACGGCATCCATTCCGATTGCCAACCAGTCTTTCCGGCTGAAAGCGCTTCAGCGGATGTACGAAAGGACGTCAAGCCGCGGCAACTACGGCATGGCGGCGCAGCTAATCGAGCAGGCGGCCAAGGAAGCAGGCGGCATGTTCGTCAATCGTCTTAAGGGCGAATCGGACGATCGGGAGCCGCCGACGCCGCAGTCATTCACATACACCGTGCAGGACGCGCGACGCCCGACCGGTAATGCCGATGAGAGCGATTAACCCGACACTAAATGTCCCGCAGGCTGAATTCCTGCAGATGCCGCACAAGTTCCGCGCCTATGTGGCCGGATTCGGATCTGGCAAGACATGGGTCGGTTGTACAAGCATCTGTGAGCACTTCTGGCGCTGGCCCGGCATCAACCAGGGCTATTTCGCGCCGACCTATCCGCAGATTCGCGACATTTTCTATCCGACGATAGAGGAAGTCGCCGCAGTCATGGGTTTGCGGGTCAAGATCAACCAAGGCAATCACGAGGCCCACGTCTACGAAGGCAGGAAATACCGCGGCACGGTGATTTGCCGGTCGATGGAGAAGCCCGAGACGATCGTCGGCTTCAAGATCGGCCACGCGCTGATCGATGAGTTGGACGTGATGGCGCTGAAGAAGGCTCAAACGGCGTGGCGCAAGATCATCGCGCGGATGCGCTACAAGGTGCCGGGTCTGCTCAACGGCATCGATGTCACGACGACGCCAGAAGGATTCAAGTTCGTATACCAGCAGTTTGTTAAGGCTGTCCGCGAAAAGCCCAGTCTGGCATCGCTGTATGGCCTGATCCAGGCGAGCACATACGACAATGAACTGAACCTGCCTGACGACTACATTTCGTCGCTGTTTGAGTCATACCCGCCACAACTAATTTCTGCGTACCTACGCGGCCAGTTCGTGAACCTCGCGAGCGGCAGCATCTATGCAGACTTCGACCGCATCAAGAATCACACGAACGAAATCATCGCCCCGAAAGAGACGCTACACGTCGGTATGGACTTCAACGTCCTGAACATGACGGCGACGATCAACGTCATTCGCGACGGCCTGCCTCGCACTCTGCAAGAGCGCGCAAAGGTTCGCGACACGCCGGCAATGGCGAAGATCCTGAAAGAGGACTTCGTCAACGCTGGACACGCTGTCGTCATTTATCCGGACGCATCCGGCGGCAACACGAGCACCAAGAACGCCAGCGAATCGGACCTATCGATTCTCAAGCAGGCTGGCTTCAAGGTCGAGGTGAATTCGGCAAACCCTGCTGTCAAGGATCGTGTCAACGCATACAACGCGCTGATCCTGAACGGGACTGGCGAGCGACGATTCCTGATCAACACGGACGCATGCCCGGTCACGACTGAAGCGCTCGAGCAACAAGTCTGGGGCGAGGATGGGCAGCCGGACAAGAAGACGGGCCACGACCATCCGAACGATGCGAACGGCTATTTCCTCGTCAAGCGCTGGCCGATCGTCAAGCGCACCACCACCGTAACCAGCTTCAACGCCTGAGCCAATTCCGCATGACATCGACCGTCCGAGACCAAACACCAGCAGTGGAAGCGATGTCGGAGGACTATCCGATCATCACTGCGCTGCTCGGCGGCACGACGGCCATGCGCAAGGCTGGCAAGACGCATTTGCCGCAGTGGCCGAACGAAACCAGTGATTCATACGACAATCGCCTGAAGACTGCGACGCTGTTTCCTGCTTTCGGCCGCACATGCGAAGTCCTGACTGGCAAGCCATTCTCCAAGCCGATCACGTTTGACGACGATGTGCCTCTGCGCATCAAGGAATGGTGCGAGAACGTCGACCTGCAGGGGCACAACCTGCATGCGTTCGCAGCGGCCGTTTGTTTCCATTCGATTTCCTACGGCCTATGCGGCATCCTGGTCGATTTTCCGACCGCGGATGGCCTGCGAACCAAGGCAGAAGAAAATGCGGCCGGCGTGCGGCCGTACTTCGTTCACATCCACGCACAGTCGATTCTTGGCTGGCGCGCAGAGCGCATCAACGGCGTGCTAACACTGACGCAACTGCGCTTTCTTGAAGTCGTCTCGGTGCCTGACGGCGATTTCGGCGAGACCGAGATCGAGCAGGTTCGCGTGCTTTATATCGGCGGCTGGCAGGTTTGGCGCGAGTCAGAAAAGGCGGATGCATCAGGCAAGAAGGACTGGGTGCTTCATTCCGAGGGCAGAACGAGTCTTCAGAAAATCCCGTTCATACCCGTCTACGGTCGTCGCATCGGATTCATGCAGGGCGTGCCGCCGCTCGTCGAACTGGCACACATGAACGTCGAGCACTGGCAGAGCAAGTCTGACCAGCAGACGATCCTGCACATCGCGCGCATCCCGATCCTGTTCGCGAAGATGCTTGGGGAAACGCCGATAACGGTAGGTGCAGCTTCTGCTGTCAACGCCTCCGAAGAGCACGCCGACCTCAAGTATGTCGAGCACAGTGGCAAAGCGATCGACGCTGGCGCCAAAGAACTCACGGCACTCGAAGACCGGATGCGGCAGGTTGGCGCTGAGTTGCTGGTGATCAAGCCCGGCAACATGACGGTTGCGCACACGGTGGCCGACAACGAAGCCGGTATGTGCACATTGCAGCGGATCATTCAGGATGAAGAGGACGCAATCGACGCCGCCCTGCAACTGATGGCGGAGTGGGTCGGCGAGGCCGAAGGCGGCCACATCCAGATATTCAACGATTTCGGCGTTGCATCGCTCGCCGAAGCATCCCTTGAACTGCTGCGCGACATGAACGTCGACGGCACCTTCTCCGACGAGTCGCTTTTCGCTGAGGCGCAACGCCGCGGCGTGATCTCTCCGGATCGAAAGTGGGAAGACGAGAAGGTTCGTATCAAGCAGAACGCCGTCAAGGTCACGGCGGCGCAGGTGCAGATCAAAGACACCTGATCACGCTTCACGCAGTAGCAAGCCGCATGGCCTAACGGTCCTGCGGCTTTTTTTTTGCCGCTCGCCCGGATGGGCTGTGGCGCATTGAGCCGGATGGCTCGCAAAACGGTCGGATGACCAGGAAAACACCATGCCATTCAAGTACGACGCAGAAGGTCGCATTGTTGTTCAGGAAGTCAACGGTCAGAAACTCCCCGTGTTTGTTCATGCGGATGGCAAAGAATCGCCCTTTGATGGTGACGGCACGATCGGCACGATCACGCGGCTCAACGGGGAAGCAAAGACCCATCGCGAAGCGAAAGAAGCCGCAGAAGCACGCGCCAAGCTGTTCGAAGGCATCGAAGACGCAGACGCAGCGCGCAAAGCGCTCGAGACCGTCAAGAACATCAAGGATGGTGACCTGATCGCGGCTGGCAAGGTCGAGGAAATCAAGGCGGCAGCCAGGCGCACCGCCGAAGAACAGGTCGAAGCGGCAAACAAGCAGTTCGTCGCCGAGCTCGCCAAGACCAAGACCGAACGCGACGCCCTGCAAAACCAGCTTTACGACGAAAAGATCGGCGGCAGCTTTGACCGCTCGAAGTTTATCGCCGAGAAGTTGGCAATCCCTGGCGACATCGCCAAAGCCGCGTTCGGTCGTGCCTTCAAGATCGAAGAGGGCAACACCGTTGCCTATGACGCGAGTGGCAACAAGATTTTCTCCCGCACACGCATCGGCGAACTCGCCAACTTCGATGAAGCGCTCGAAACGCTCGTCGAGAACTACCCGTACCGCGACCAGATCATGAAGGGCTCGGGCGCGAGCGGTAGCGGCGCACAAGGCGGCGGGGGATCGGGCGGCAAGAAGACCTATACGCGCGCCGATTTCAACAGTCTTGATCCCATCAAACAGGCTTCCGTGTCGGCAGATGTCCGCGCCGGCAAGGCAACGCTCACCGACTGACCGGTTTCATTTTCTGCATGACCAATAGCCAGACCTTGGATGAGGAAAGGCGCTTCGGGCTGGATGGCCTACCTGTTTCGCTAGTTCAATTCACTCACCTATAGGGTTACCTCCTGTGAAAACGTCGTTCCTTTCCAAAGTCAAGCTTCATCTCCGCGCATACGCACTGATTGCGCATGCATACCTGTTCAACTTCATGGCTCGCCAGGGTCTCGTGATGGGCGCGAACACGCTCACCGGCCTGATCCCGACGATCTACGAAGCACTCGACGTCGTGTCGCGTGAATTGCTGGGCTACATTCCGGCCGTCTCGCGAAACAGCTCAGGCGAACGTGCAGCGCTCAACCAGGCCATCATGATCCCGATCGCGCCGGCTGGCACGCTCGCGGACAACACGCCTGCCGTGACCGCGCCGAATACCGGCGACAGCAACATCGGCAACGTGACGATGACGATCAGCAAGTCGAAGCACTACCCGATCCGTTGGAACGGCGAAGAACAGCGCGGCATGATCAACGCTGGCAGCTACGGCGGCGTCCTGACGAACCAGTTCGCACAGGCATTCCGCGCGCTGACCAACCAGATCGAGGCCGACCTGCACGCAACCGCGTACCAGAACGCATCGCGTGCGTACGGCACGGCCGGCACGGCACCGTTTGGTACGGCTGGCGACCTGTCGGACATCGCCCAAGTCCGCAAGATCCTGGACGACAACGGCGCACCGCAAACCGATCTGCAACTGGTG